TGGGCAGATCGGTACGTTGAATTGAGGTACACATGAAAAAATTACTTCTGATCTTATTTCTTGCCCTTGCGTCGGTCTCGACGGTTCCCAATGAAACCTTCGCGACGATGCCAGCGGATGACGCCCTGGATTCCTACACTGGCGATGCCTCGACGACTGCGTTCACGTACAATTGGAAACTCCTCGACCAGGCTCATATCAAGGTGCTCGTTGACGGCGTGACAAAAACGCTCGGCACGCACTATACGATCAGCGGTGTCGGGAATAGCACTGGGGGCACAGTAACTTTTCTTACGGCTCCGGCTGACGCCACCAAGGTCGTACTCTTGCGCAATGGCCCGCTCGCTCAGAGCACAAACTACGCCGCGAACTCGGCATATAGCGCCACCGCGGTCATGGCGAACCTCGATCGTCTCACGGCGCTTGCCCAGCAGCTCCAGGAGCAAATCACCAGAGCCTATAAGATGGTGGAGGGCTACAGCCTGACGGCATTGCCCAACGAATGTGAAGCAACAGAAAAGATGATCGGATTCGATGTTACGGGCGCGATTTCCTGCGGTACGGACTTGAATACGGCAGCGGCTACCGCAAATCAATGGGATCAAATCACAGCACCGGCGGGGAACGCATCATTGGCCATGGGCGCCAACCGTTCGACCTTTAGCTGGAGCGCGAATACCGGCGCGAACCCAGCTTTCCGGCTATCCAGCGCGGCGGGCAACACGGGAACCGGCCCTTTGCTTCAGCTCGATACTGCGGCGGGCTCAAATATCAATCCGCTTAGGGTCACTGCGCAAGGCACAAGCGATGGCGTGCAGGTGTCCAATTTCGGCCACCTAGGCGTGGTAGGTGCTGGCGATATCGAGGCTACATCATTGAACATTCCCGGAGCCAGCGTAGTAGCCACGTTCAACGCCCTGGACCCACTGACTACCAAGGGCGATATCCTGACCCATGACGGAACAAATTCGATACGGCTTCCGGTATGCGCCGATGGTGTCAGCCTGGTTGCCGATTCGGCTCAGGCGAGTGGGTGGGACTGCGGCACACCGGATGTTGCCCAGACTGTCCTTGTGGTCAAAACCGCAGATGAAACTGTCAATACCTCAGCCGCACTTCAGGACGACGATGAGTTGCTTTGCGCGGTCGTGGCCAACAAGCGATATTTAGTCGAGGTTATTGCTGCCGTGAGCGCGGAAAATACCACATCGCGCTTCAAGGTAGGGTGGACCGTGCCTGCCGCGACGACGATGGTATGGGGGCCGCAGGCGACTATGACCGGGACTACTAATACGGCCAGATATTTTGGACCATCGGCTGCCGGATCATCCCCTACCGCTCTATTGACGGCTGGTGGAACCTATGCGTTTGGGTCCGCCGCTGTCACTGGGGGCGTAACGCTTTGGGGATTAGCTTCGACCGATGCCGCCGCGGGCGATATTCAACTCCAATGGGCGCAGAACGCGGCTAACGCGAGTGATAACAAGTTTCTCGCAGGTTCCGTACTGCGATGCACTTTGCTGAACTGAAATGGCACAACTTTTAAGAATAGCCCCACAGGTTCCCCAGGTCGACACCAGCGCACCGCGCGTCGGGCCGAACGCCTTGCAGTATGCGGGTCAGGCGGTACGGGATTTCGGGAAAACGCTTTGGAAGCTGGAGGATGGTGCGGACGAGGCGGATTCTGTAAAGATCGCGAGCGATATCAAGGCGTCCTGGGATGCCAAACTCTCCGAGTTGAACGATACCGTTACGGACCCTAAAGAATTCGAGGCACAGAGCAAGCAGGCACAGCAGGAAATCTTCGACGCCAAGTACGATACCGCGCGCAGCGACGTCTCCAAGACTAGAATCAAGAATAGACTTTCGAACGTGGCGATCGCCCTGACCGGCAAGATCGAACATCTGGGACGAGTCAAGACCAAAGACAGGGCAATTGACGACTACAAGGCGGCAACGGATCAACTTATCACCGCCGCGACGATCGCTGACAGTAATGAAAACCAGGCGGGCGTTGCCAGAATGTTTGGGGATCTCACCGGCACTATGGCTGCAAGAGGATTTCTCAAAGACCCGCAAGGCGAACTGAGAAACTTTGACAAAAAGGTTCTTACGAACCGCGCTGATACCATGATTTTAACCAATGCACCGGGCTTTTTGAATGCTGCCGATGCGGGAGATTTTAAGGGCCTTGGTGCCGAGGAACTTTTGAAACGGCGTGAAACCGCACGAAAAAAGATGGAGGATGACGAAAAGGCACAAGACAGAGTAAGGGATCAAGTTAAGAAAATTGTGCTAAGAATTGCGGGCGGACAGGCGAACAACGGAAAATTATCTGAGGCATGGTTACAGGCGGCCCTCAGTGACGAGATTCCAGGAATTACGCCGGCTGAAGCGAGGGCATTGAAAACCGTCAACGACAATCCGCCGAGCGGCGCGGGCGGCGATAGCGTCCAGGCGATCATGAGTGAATACTACCTTGGAGAGCGCAATTTGCCGCGAATCAGAGCAACGCGCGCGAAGCTCCAACATCTACAGGGTCAAAGCGACCGGGCAAATCCGCTTATCAGCAAGGCGGCGAACGAATTGCAGAGCGATCAGACTGCGATGGAGAATCAAGGCATTTCGCGAGATGCAAATGCGATTGCCAAGGAGAACCGCGCCATTTCTCAGTTGAAAACTACCTACGAGGCATATGTTGATGAAAACCCATTTCTCAAAAAGAGATTCGGCAGTATGCAGCAGCGCGACAAGGCGCGCATTGAGGATACTTATCGTAAAGAAGGGCCGGAGGCGGCGAAGGCGTTGCTCGACACGCTGATAAAACAGACAGATCCAAAACTTAAAGCTATCGAGCAAAAGCACGGTGCAGCCCTAAGTTATTAACATGCCTCAACTGCAAAAAAAAGAACGTCCGACCCCTGAGCAGCTCAACGCGGCTTACCGGGATGGGTACATGACTGCGGCAGAGCGCAACGAGAAGATGCGCAGGCTTGCCCATGACAATCTTGACGACCTTGTAGCTGATGGGCAGATATTCAACGCCTACTGGAAACAAACATTGAAGCACGTCCAGGAGAATTGGGATGATTTTGTAAAGATTGCACAGACCCACGATCCAACGGAATCTTCATGGGGCAACATAAAGACAATCGGGCAGGCCATGTGGGATCAGGTCGGGATATTGACTGCGCCGTTGGTGGCGTTCAGCGAAGTGAACGGAGCGGTGGCGTTGCGCGTAGCCTTGCATAACGGAGCATCGCCAGGGCTCGCGGCTGTAATCGCAACGGCGGTTGAGACCGGGAGCAACTTTGTCCCGATAGGCAAGACCGCGCAGTTATTCGCCAAGGCGATTCAAGAGAATGTGCCGGAATTAGCGACGGGAGTAAGCAAATTCAAAGGTGCGTTTAGCGATCCGGCGGCGGGTGTAACTGGGGCGAAGTCGATAGCTGGCGTCGAAGGCGGGTGGGCGCCGAGTGCTAAAGTGGCATCTGAAAAGATTGTGGATGATGCGATTGAGCAGGGGTTGAAAAATGACGGGGTAAAAATTCCTTTGATAGCAGCCGAAGGCGAGGCGCCGCAAATTATTCAGCGACTCACTCCCCAAGACGAATTCTTCAAATCTCTTCGCGCCTTCCAAAACCAGATGGCCAAGATGAGCGAGCGTAAGGCCCATGCCGCAACGCAAGCCGAGGCCGACAAACTCGGCATCTTGCTTGACGATCTAAAACAACTCGGCGGAAAAGCGGGATTGAACGAGTCGCAAATTCTCGCCTACTTGAAAACGATGGAAGGCCCACTGGATGAATGGGCCGGACTTGCAAAACAAGTCGTTGATGGTGTACCCGATGCAATTCCCTTATTTAACAAAAAGTCACAGGAGATTTTCGGTTATCTGCCGAACTTTCGCCAACAGGAAAAGACCGCAGGCCGTACCGTGGAAATCCTCAAAGAATCGCCGGCCGCAAAATCCGTGTCGTCTATGCTCGAAGGCTGGGACCCCGAGAGTATGGCGAAACTAGATTTTAACGCGGCGACCATGACAATGGCCGAGGATGTTTTGCAGGCGCAAAAGGACGGCAAGCTTAAAGCCCTAATAGTCGCAGCGGATCAAGCGGATCAAGCAGGATTGAAAGGTGCAGGCTGGTGGGCGCAAACGAAAGAAGTTTTTCGCAACCTCTTACTTGCCACGCCTATTACCTGGGCGCGAGTGTTTAACGGCAACCTCCTGGCTTCGGCGACGGATGTTGCTGAGCGTGGATTGGCAGGAAGGTTTTCAATTGACGATATCAACGGCGTAAAAAAAGGCGAAGCAATGGCCAATTTTTACGGCAAGATGGGGGCAATCGGAGAATCGCTTAAGGCGTTCGCGGATGGTTTCGCCAATCAGCCCGTAGGGCGATTCGACGAGCAGATCCATCGCGCCATCCCTGGTGTTATCGGCAGGATCGTGAATATCCCTACGGGGTTCGTAGCTGGCATCGATAATCTTTGGAAAACTCTCGCAACCCGCGGCGACTATCGCGCGCTTGCATTCAGAAAGGGCGTAGAGCGAGCAGACAAAATGGTTGAAGCCGGAACACTCGCCGAAGGTAAACCCTATTGGCATTTCGTTGCTGATTACGCAGAGCGGCGGGCGAACCTGCCCACCGAGGACATGAGAGCACACGCCGTTACTGTTGCCCTTAACGATTCGTTTCAATCCGAACTAGGCAAGTGGGGAAAATCTGCACAACAGTTCATACAGCAAGGACCGTTGTATTTCTTTTTTCCATTCGTAAAAAGCGGAATGAACCTGGTTAAATGGACGGCAAAAAGGACCCCGGGAGTAAATCTTTTAGGAAAATCGCTCTACGATGACATCCTAGCGGGCGGCGAACGCGCCGATATGGCCGTAGCGCGCCTCACAATGGGCGGACTGGCCGCACAGTTCCTATATGGGCTGCACCAAGCGGGACTCTCGACTGCGGGAGGGCCTACCGACACGACGCTACGAAGATCATGGAATAAGCCCTCGTATTCTATCATGTCCGGTAAAGGCGAATGGATACCGTTAAAGAACGTAGCTGATCCGGTTTCTCTAGTCTTCGAGGCAATCAACGACTTTGCCGAGATTCACAATCAGCTTGACGACCCAACGGCGGAGCAGGGTTTAACGACCTTGGGCTTAGTGGCTTCGCGCGTCTTACTTGACAATACTTGGTGGCGCACCTTTGGTCAGATTGCGGACGTAGTGGGAACGATAAAAAGCCAGGAAAGCATCAGTGATAAGGCTGCGAAGCTTGCTATGGGGCCGATTACTGCCGTCGCTACAGGCGGGCCGTTAGGAAGCCGTATTGTGCGGAGCATGGACCCCGTTCAACGCGAAGCAAAAACTTGGGTCGATCAGGCAAGAAACGGCGCGTTTGGCCCGGTGTTTGGGTACTCAGATAAAATGCCGTACATGCGCGATGGTTACGGCGATCCTGTTTTAATCCCACAAGCGATAGGGGCAGACTGGCTCAACAGGAACATAGGCACCTGGGCCGGCGCGGCACTCAATTTGGTGAGTCCGATTACCGAAGTGAAACAGCAGCCAGACAGAATTAAAGATGAAGGCGCGCGACTTCAGGTTAAACTGCCACGATTTCCTTGGTCTCTTGGTGGCAAGGTTCAAGACTCTTTCGATGTAAGTACGGCGTTGCCCGGCGATAAGTTGCCGGTAGAATTGACTCCGCAGCAGCGCGACCGCTGGCAAGTGATTTACCGTAGTAACCTGCGGCACCCCGACAATGGCATTGAGGCTCAGTTACTTAATACGCCGGAGTGGAAAGGCGAAACAGAAGCGGCGCAGCGCGAGTTGTTCCAGGGCGCATTAGCGCGGGCACGAGAGGACGCCAAAAACCAGTTATTGGCTGAAGATACCGACTTAGCCAAGAAAGCTCTCAAAGCGGATGCCAGTCAAGTCTTGCCAATGCTCAAAGAAGCCGATCGACAAAAAGCGCAAGGACAAGTCGGACTGGCGCTCGATTTATTAGACTCTATGGCACCAGAAGCGCGAGACAATCTCATGCGCTGGCAAGCACCCGATGACTCGGGCGCGCAGAGAGACAACCAGGTGATTCAAGGACTAGATCAATATTGAGGCTACCCCATGACAAAACTCTTATCTATCCTTTTTGCAATCCTGCTCTGGGCTACGAGTGCTCAGGCGGGATTTATTACTCAGCCCAGTAGCACCACTGGCGGCGGCTTCTTCGACCCCCTCATCATCCCCAACAAAGCCACAGCCTCACTTCCCACCGCTGCCGGCTCAGTGGCGCGGGTTACGGATGGGGGGGCTATCGGCGCTATCACAATAGGGGATGGGACGGATGCGCAATGTCCTGATTATCTCGCTACGGGTGTCATCAACTGGAAATGCCCTCCATTCAACGCCAAAGGCGATAACCTGACCGACGACACTGCCGCGATTCAAGCGGCGCTCAATCGATTTACTGACGGCGTGACCGCGACGGGTTCGGGCAAATTGTTTTGTCCAGTTGGCACGTACAGGATTACATCACCACTGATCTATGGCGGAAACACAGCTAACGGAATTCATATCGAAGGCGCAGTCGGTGGGACTTTCGGTCCGAGCGGCTGTCGCATCGATTGGTACGGTAGTGCGTTCAACGGCGCGATGCTCATCATGGCTGGTGCTAACGGCAGCAGTATCGACAACGTTGAATTCAACTCTCGTAGCTTGACCAAATATGGAATCCACTTAACCGCTATACAGAGCAGTTTTCTGTCCGGGACGCTGGGCACTACCGTGACAGCCGGCTCATCGCAGGTCGTGACACCCAGCAGCATGGGGCAAATAACTGTCGGCACGGTCGTAAACGTGGACACCGGCAGCGATCTTGAATACGTCTACGTCACTGCCGCGGACGCCACGACATTCACGGCATATTTCGTTAAAGCTCACAATAGTACTGCGGTTATCGGCGACACCACTGGCAGCTCTAACAATACTTTAAATCGAGTCACCGTGATGGGAATCGCGGGCACAGATTCAGCCGCAATTGCTCTAGGTAACGCAACGGCGGGTGGTACGCCGCAGGTGTCTGAAGTCAATATGACCAACATGGTCATCCGCGGCGAGGCTACCGCCGTCTCTGGGATTCTAACCCTATCCGAAGGCAACACTAAAAATTTCACGTTCACCGGAGGAACGATCAACGGGTTTGATCGTGCAATCAATTGGGCATCTGGGTCCGGGACTTTTACCGTGACAGGGGCGATAATTGGCAATTCAAGAGTTGCCGATTTTACAGCCGGCACTGGAAACCTTGTAATAACAGGTGGCGAGTCAGAATGTGTCGGCTGCAAATTTCTGACTGGCACTACCGGATCGAATCCAGGGTCGGTCGTGTCAAACGGTTTCACCTGGCAGGGAAGCGCGGGCGCAACCGACGTAATCATCGACTACACGGGTAATATCTCTCTAGACGGCAACACGTTTTTCAATGATCGCACCGGAGCGACCTTTCCTCGTATCAATGTTGCACCGGATTTTTACTTTAACGACGCAAATACACTATTTTCACACGGCAACTTCTATAAGCGAGCACCTGCCGGCTACATTCCGCTATACAGTGCCGCCGGTGCTTTATATTGGACAACCTACCCGAACATGGCGTTCAACGTCACAAGCCTTGGTGATCTCGGCGGTGTCGGTGGGGCAATGGTCAAGCTCAAGAATTACGTGCCTGCAAGCAAGATCGTCTCTACTGCTTCAAGTGTCGCCGGTACTGGTATCCTCAATGTCGGCAGCGCTGAAACAGCCGTCGCATTCCGCAACAACGCTGATGATGGCGACGTGCCGGGACTCGTTAAGGGCACTGATGATGTTGTGACCGTGGGCGGCACGGCGGGGATGAAATCATCCACCATCAACGCCACGACGGGCTTCACGATCAACAGCGTAGCCCTGGCCTCCACCGACCTCAGCGACACGACGACGATCACCCGCAACGCAGCAGCGCTCACGAGCACGGCCTTTACCACGGGCGGCGGTACTACGGCACTACAGACCCCCTCTGCTACCTCTACCCTGGACGCCTCTGGCAATGCGATTTTTGCCGGGACGGTTGGGGCAGACGGCTTTTCCAGTGGCGGCGTGACGGGCGGGTGCACGGCGGGCACAGCGGGCTGCGACGAATGGACACAGGGTACTGCCCAGTCAGCGACCCTAGCCGCGAACACGATTAGAGCCTATGCCCCTACAGGCGTAACGTCATATAAACGAGTCAGGCCCGGGGCCGCTGCGACGGGAACATACTATTGGACAAGCGATGGAGGATCACCACCGATTGTCACGGAAAGCATCGTCGCCCCGTCGGCCTATGTCCCGCTTACCGAGCGTGGAGCCGCCACGATTGCGCTTGAAGCGATCGTGACAGACATGGAAAAGGAATATTGGGCCACGGTAACGACCGCGACTACTGATGCACTAGATTTTAGTTTGCCGGTAGTGGCCTCAATGATTGGCATCACGACAATGACTGTGCGCCTCGTCGGTGTCAGCAAGAATGCTGCACCGGCAAATCACTTCGACTTTACCTGTTCAATCAAAGCATATCGGCCGGGCACGGACACTTACACCGCGCATGATGTCACGGGAGAAGTCGCTGTCGTCTTGACGCCGGCAGTCCAATACCGCCCGGTCGCGGCTACCAGCGCGCCCATCACGATTAACGGCACGATTGCAGCCGGGGGGGAGATAAAGGCATCGTGCGAAATGGATGGTGCGACGACTGGCGGCGCGCAGATCGCAGATTTTCGCGTCAAGGCGGCGGCTTATCTAACGTGGTAAACATGAAACGCATTCTATCCCTCACGCTGTTTGCGCTTTTCGCTCTAGCGTATCCTGCCTTCGCGGATATTGTTTGGTACTCCGACCTGAATCAGAACACAGGCACGACGGTCGCGCCGAATGTCGGTGCGACTACCTGCTCCTTCGTTAACTCGCCGACATGGACGACTGGAAAGTTCGGTTACGGTATCGACTTCGATGCGGGTACGGTAGACTACTTGGGTTGTGGAACGAGCCATATCGTTTCTACAACAGATTGGGCCTTTGCTGCTTGGATAAAACTCGAAGGTTCGGCAGCGTACAGACCTATTGTTACTAATGGCGATGACGACGCCCCCGCCAAGAGCGGCATGCAGATGTACGTCACGAACACGGACAAGCTCCAATGTCAGGCCATTGTTGGCACAGACTCCGGCGAAACGGCGACGAGCACTGCCAGCGTCGATGAAACGGGCAACGTGTGGACGCATGTCGGGTGCAAAAAAGTAGGCACTGCACTCACGACGTGGATCAACGGTGCGCAGGATGGCTCCGCCACCTTGTCGAGCGCGACGATGGACTATACCGGAGATACCGTAGTTTTTAGATTTGGCAGTTGGGCAGTCGATGCGACGAATCTCTTCCTCGGCCAAATGGACGAGCTGCGGGTATTTAACAGCGACGTAGACATGGCAGCGATTTATGCTGCTAGTCCGCGAAGTCGTGTGTCCGCAACGATCTTTTTCCAACCATGAAAAAACTCCTTTTCACTTTAGTCTTTTTCGCCTGGGCGTCATCGGTCGACGCTACGACGTATTACGTGGGTAAAAACGTCGGCGGAGCTTCGGACGCCCACGGATGCACGAACGACACTACCGATATTTGTCTGACCATCGCAAGGGGGTTTGCTGTTATCGGGACCACGAATGGTGCCGGTGCAGGACATACGGTGAAGATTTATGCAGGCACTTACGCCGAGTCGATCAGCTATTTACAAATTCCTACTGGAACATCCAGCGCACAGTTTACGGTTACTATTAATGGTAGCGACAGCGTGGTAATCATGCCTGCGACTGGCAGACCTGCGACCTTAAACCAGGGATTCAATAAAGGCTACATCACGATCGACGGTCTGATTTTCGACGGCACAAATATAGGCCCAACCGAAGCGTACGGCGTGGTTTATGTCCAGAGCGGGGCAGGGATCAAATTCACAAATTTCGAGGTTCGCAACGTCGCGAGGATGAACGGGATACTGATTGCAAAGGGGCAACCAATCCTATTCCAAAATTTTTCCGTCCACGATGGCGCGTTTGCCAATGTTGGCACTGGCGGCAACCCTTATACGTATCCGATCTACAATCGCGGTAGCAATCACACTTTCGAGAACGGTGAAATTTACAACGCACCTAGCTATGGAGTGCATAACTATGACACTACGGCGCCTCTTCCCGCTGGAAATACTTATCGCTCTCTTTACATTCATGACACATGCACAGATGCGGCCACGTGCGCTACCTGGGCTGGCGCCGGGATTCTGCTGGGGTCTGGTGGTTCAAACCAACTTTACAATTCGATCATTGCAAACAATGGCTACGATGGGGTCTCAGTTTGTTGCGGCGCTGGCACGAACGACAACAATTTGATTTATGGAAACACGATTACTGGAAACGACAGATACGGCATCGTAATCTATTCGGGTTATAGTATCGACGGCACACAGATCAAGAATACCATTCTCTACAACAACACAACCGGAACAATCCTAAACGGCGGAACGGGTACAGTTGAGGCCACCAACTTCACGACTGATCCAACCTTCGTCGGTGGTACTGACTACCACCTGCAAGTAACCTCGACGGCAAAGACGGGCGGAACCACTCTCGGAGCGCCGTTTAATGTTGACAAAGACGGCGTGGCGCGGCCTCAAGGGGCTACGTATGCGATTGGTGCTTACGAATATATTGCGGCGGCAGCAACATGGGAACTAGTCGTTAATTCGATAAACCCGGCCAGTGGGGCCGCAATAACTGTCTCGCCGAATTCTAACGATGGCGACTGCTCAGGTAACACACCTATCTCATCACCCAATTGTACCTTCAACGATGGAACGTTCGTCACGTTGACAGCAGCAGCAACGGCGGGAGGAAATGATTTTACAAGTTGGACGGGCACCTGCAATAGCGGACCGGGGCCTAATGTTTGCGTCTTCACGATGGCCAGCGATAAGACTCAAACGGCCAACTACTCGACCCCGACCGGTAACGTGCTGACACTCACGTCGGGTGAGGGGAGCGGGACTAATCTAAACGATACTTCGCCCGGTGGCACGCATGATGGCACGCTCACCGCTGGAACGACCTGGGGCACATACAAAGGCGTCAATACGCCCGTCTATGACACTACCCATACAGGCTCCGTAGCAGCGTCGGCGGGCTTGAGTGTTCATCTCACAAACGCATTTACCTTACGTGCTTGGGCGCTTCCTGCTACGACAACCGGCTGGCAGGCTATTATCGTCAGTAATTATATCTTTTGGCTGTACTCAAGCACCGGCACAGCGGCAACGTCGGGTTGCGACGGTAGAGTACAGGCAGGATTTACTTCCGCGAGCAGTACGATCTACTGGCGCGTTTGTGGCCCAATTTTGAGTACCACGGTAGCGACTCGATTAGGCGTAACCTATAACGGCGATGCTCTTATACTGTATGTTAATGGACGGGAATACGCTCGAATCACGTCCGGGGCACAAATTGACGACTCCACAAGTTCGGGTGTTTCAATCGGGAGATCGACAGCTTGGGCCGATCCTGAATTTTGCGATGGTTGTAAAATTTGGGACCTGCGACTAGATGACCGTGCGCTGACCGCCACCGAGATGGCCGCCGACGCTCCGTCATCATCGAGTCGTGGTGGCATGATGGCGATGGGCGGAACGAGAGCAGGTAGATAATGGACACCGCATACGCACTACTCATCATTCAGGGTTTGACTGGCATCATTGTAGTCCTCGTTGGCTGGGTCGTAAAGGAAATCAGAAACGATGGCAAGGAAACTTTAAACCGAGTAAGAGAAATCAATGGCCGCCTGGGGAAAGTCGAAGAATGGAAGGAAATTCACATCAGAGAAGACAATCGCGCACATGAAAACATCGACAAGCTCTGGGATGCCGTTGAGAGATTGAAGGATCGATAGGAGGTTTTATGCTCGAAAACCTGCGTGGTAGCGTCCGCCCAATCTTGACTTTTCTCTTCGCCGGTGGCTTTTTATATCTGACGATCATCAAAGTGGTCTCGGCGGAGGCGTTCATCGGATTGGCAACTTTGATCATCAAATCATGGTTTGATAGCCGGGAAACGGAGAAGAAACCATGAAAAAGATAGCTGCACTTTTGCTGCTAGTCGGTTGCGCTGTCCCTGGCAATAACAGCCCGCCGCGTATTGACGTATCGTGCCTCATTGAACCGCAAACGTCGGGGGTAGCGGTCATCTCTTGCGCCGATCCGCAGACCTGGATAGAATTCTATCAAAAGAAGATGGAGCAAGGAGTGACGCCATGACAACGTGCACATTCCGATATTTATCGAGCCTCTGGGGATGGCTCGCCATCGCTCTGGCGCTGTTGCTGTCACTGAACGGGTGTGCAACAAGAAAAGCAACAGATACGATAACAACCGACGATATCGCCGTCATGGATAACAGCACGGGCGTAGCTATACGTTCTATCCCGATGCCATTGAGAGAATCGGCTGTCACAAACCCCGACATTGGCTCGACAGGAACGCTTAGGTACTCTTATTTTGGAGAGCACGCCTGTACATTAAGCATGGCAGTGTTCGATCCGTCGGATGAAAGGAGTCGTTTATGCAATATGAACGCAAATCGCGCAGCGGTTGGCTTGCCACCATTGGATCGGTTGCCGCCTTACTCGCGGTGACTGGCTGTAGCTTTTTCGGCCCGGTGCTTAAGGACGACCTCAACGCTTTCTTGGCGAATGCGAAAACCTACGGCACAGCCAATGACCAAGCCTGCGCGCAAACCCTGGCCGGCAACTGGTCAAAGCTGGAAGCGCTGACGGCTGACGATTCGGGCGGATTGGTGGCTTTTGCCTACCGGGCAATCGTATCCAACCGGATAACCCAAACCCTCAAGCAGCAGGCCCTCCAAGACTGCGGCGGGTTGGCGGCTGAAATTCTAGTCCAGATCGGCAAGTTGGCGATGAAGTTTAGGCCATAGGAGGACACGTTTGAATCCGTTGGAGCGGGATGAGTAGGTATTATTAACTCCTGAAAAGCAAAGGAGGCTTTATGTCAGAACAAGAAACGATGGATGGTAGTCCGGCCTTAGTCGAAGTGAATGGCTCAAATAAATTCGCAGACCATCCGCAAGACCCAGGACAGACTTATATCCGAATCAAGTTTCAAGCGGGTCCGCTCCCCGAAGGCGTCAACGGTTGTTCGATTGAGGACGTGATCGACGTTCTTGTTGCCCGTCTCGAAGGATTCCAGAAGGGGAATTTTCGCTGTTGCGAGAACGCATGGGCAATTAGGAAGCTCGAAGACGCGAAACTGTGGTTGCTTGAGCGTACCAGAAAGCGCCAGACCCAAGGTATTGAGGGCACAATGCAGGAGCACAGGAGTTGAGGAGTTGATGCCTCTAACGGAGCAGAAGGGGATGCCGTGACCGATGCACTGAAAGCCTCTTATGGCCACGACCGCCATGTAATCCCCCTCAACGACCTACGTGAGCATCGGGCGGATCTGATTTGCTGGTGTCGTCCGCAACGCGACGAAGATGAACCGTGCGTAATTGTTCATAACAGTTTGGATCGGCGAGAAGTATTTGAAAAGGTGCCGGTGCACTGACATGCCAATTGAATACGATTTACTCAAAGATTATCCGATGAGTCTTGAAATATGCCCGAAGTGCGGTGCTGACCCGTTTCGTCAATTTCTGCGTGGTCAGATTCAACGTTGCAAACGTAAGTGGTTAATCGGCTCGAAGCAGGACTACTGTGCGGTGATTTGCTGGGGGTGCAAGGCGATTGTAGGATATGAAAGCCCATTAATGGAGATGGAGAGGGCGAAGTGACCCCCGAAGGCCAAGCGAAGCTGATAGAGCATGAGGACGAGGTGCTCCACGCTTACCAGGACAGTCTCGGTTGGTGGACGATCGGAGTCGGACATCTGATCGACAAGCGCAAGGGCGGCTCTATCCCTCAGCGGATCTCTCGCCTGCTGCTGGTCGACGACATCGCCGTCAAAACCGCCGAGTGTCGGGCCGCGTTCGATTGGTTCGACGATCTCGACGAGACCCGCAAAGATGCCATTGTAAATCTTGCTTTCAACTTGGGTACTGAGGGTTTAAAGGGGTTTCCCCTGTTTATTGCCGCTATGGTCGCCCAGGACTGGAAGAAGGCGGCCTTCGAGCTATGGAATTCCCAATGGGCTAGACAAGTGCAAAAAACACGGGTAGACGATATCACGGGCGCGATTGAGTACGGGGTCTGGGATTAGCTCGCCAAGATGAAGGCGATTCAGGACTCACCGCTCACTTAACATATCCTCGTCGTACTCATCCAATTCGCGACACCTATTTTATCCGTTTCACGGCCTGATCCCAATTCCTATAAGAGCAGCAGCAATAGCCCATAGGGTGATTGTAGCAACCTCTGGGCCTGGGTTTCCTGTGCCAACTGCGTTGATAATACTGCCCAAGAGGAACCCCGCCGCTAAACTTAGAAATAGAAGTTTCACGGTTTGGCCTCCAGCGCAGCAAGGATATAGCACAGAACCGCCAATTGCGCCAGTTGTACATCGAACAACAGGAGCCCAGCGATATTGAAACAGAGACCGGCTGCGGATGCCAATATTGGAATTGATTTCTTCATGCCTTTACTTTCCACCATTTCACCCCCGTTCCCGTCAGACTCCACTGACACCCCCGCGTCGGACAATACTGGCCGTCTGCATCCCGCTTGAGTATCGCGCCGCAGAATTTGCACCGGAATGGCTTCGTTTTCACGGCTTAACCTTCTTCTCCGCTTCAGCGCGGAAGATGCATTGCAGCCAATGAGCAGCGTTTGGCGATAAGTTTTTGGGTATTAGCTCAATCGCCTTCTCCCACGTCTCCCGCCTCGCGTTGGCCTTAGCGTCGAATATCTCCGCACAGACCACGCAAACATCGGCGTTCGCATCGTCCGGTTGCAGGTTCGCGCCATAGTGACCGCATTCCATCGGCTGCTGTAATTCGTCGATTTCTCGTTGTTTGGCAGCATCGAGGTCGCGCAGGCCGGCGGCATGTACCGCGCGAAATCTAGCTGGACACCATGATTCGTGCATCCCATCGCCTTCATAAAAGTCAAACCCGCACAAGCAGCCGAATATTGTTTTTGCCTTCTCGTCAAATCGATCCATCATTTCACCTCAGTCGTGGCCTCGGCGCGGTTGATTTCGTGACGTTTCTCTGGTGTCAATTCTGCCCACAACTTCTGGCTTACAACTACCTGGGCGGCAAGCTGCCGCTCAAGGTCAGCGACCTTTTCCGCGTGAAACCGATTTGCCTCTAGGGCGTCCTGGAGCTTGCCGTGAGCCGGGAAATCGTGGCAGATACACTGGCATCCTTTAACCCGTCGTAGCCGCTCATTGTCGTTGTGCTCTTTATTCGCCTCTTCCATCCAATGATTTGCGGCTTTCGTTTGCTCGGCAAGCTGGGCGCGGAGTGACGCCCTTTCTTCTGATAGTAGCCAGCTTCTCAGTTCCTCGAGTTTGCTCATGGCTTTCCCATGGCCTTCAGCGCAGCCAAGCAGATAGCAAGAGGCGCGGTGTTGGCCGTAGCTTCGAGTTTTGGATGTACGGCCGCCATACCGCCAAACGTAAAACTCGCGCGCCATTCTTCCCTAACGCCGGCAACTTGCCAAAGATGCAACCACCAATGACCACCTGGCCAGTTGCGTAGTTTCTCCACCACTTCCCAAGCTGCTGCAATGGAGGTGGAATACTCAGGCACAGTATGCCCAAAAACATTTGCTTCTCTGGCCATTCCCGGCGGATAAAGCGGTTGGCCACTGAGCATTACAGCACGTCTCCACCCCATCACCTCCTCGGCGATTCTGGCGTCCAGTTCCGGGCCGATCATAGCGCATTCATCGCGACAGTCATCGCAACGCATCCCGCCGCCGCCGGCCGTCGTTTCTTATAGTGGGTTTCATTTTCCTACCTCCAAGTCTCTCAGCAGCCGATCCGCTTCCGCGCGCCGATCAGCGGTAGCACAATGGCACCCGTCACCAGCATGTTTATTGTTTCGATGCCAATCCGCCTCCAACGCCTTTGCCCACGCATCTACTAGCGCGTCGCAGAGGGCAGCGATGATCGGCCCATATTTAATTGGGAACGTCCGCAACTCCACATAAAGCCGCCGGGTTTCTATGGGGATGGGGTTGGTCATGGCTTCAGTTCCATTTTCCATTCCCAACGAAAAATGCCAAAGTCGTCCAACGCGGTTTCTTCAGTTACCTTACTTCGCGCTGCTCGTTCCTCGACGATTTTGTGAATCAAGCGACGATAATCGTATCGAATATACTTGTGGTCACTCGTCCATAACTCATCGGTATTAACACGCCGTAGCATCTCACCGACTTCTTTGTCTTCCATATCTTTTTCCTTTCTTGCGAAAGAGGCATGGCCGATTGTTGCACCGAGGCTCACGTGATCTGCCTCTATCAAGTGTTATCTTACGACCATGCCCCCTCGGGCGGTTATCCGATCCTACGTCTTCGCTCCGTTCGCTCCTCGTGGTCGTCCTTACAGATCTTGCTATGCCGATACTTTCGACAACTGATCGCGCTACACCTTTTGCAGCGTCGCCAAGTTCGTATCTTTCCACGGATAAAAGCCGTGCTCAAATATGCATCAGCGAGTGAATGACCTTGTTTGCATATTTTTAGATTGCGTTGTTTTTCGGCCAGAGTTTCCGGGCCAATCCCTCGCATGATATTAGTTCTGCGATCAACAGCCTCAAGATGTTGAGGATTGCAACACGATCGAATTCGACAAAGATGATCTATTTCCAATCCTTCAGGTATGTTGCCCTTAAATGTCAAATAAGAAAATCGGTGTGCGTAACCATGGTGTGCAGCGCCGAATGAAAGCAAGCCGTAGCCTGCGGTAGATATTCCGCCAAGCCAAATCCAACAGCCGGTATTCGGTTCGGGAATGTAGCCTTTCTCAAATCGCTCAATCGCTGGTATTCGTGGATAGATTCCTGTTGGCATCGGTCTCCTTTTTATGGCATTCCTTGCAAAGCGTTTCCAAAAATCGCGGGTCAACTAAAAGATGATTGTGAATATATTGGATCATCAACTCCCAATTCAAGGTTCCCTCAACATGGTGAACTTGGACTTTGAATTCTTTTCCTTTTGCGACGCTTTGCTTCCGATGGCACGAAATGCAGCTATAACCGTCGCGTTTCAGCGCAGCGCGTCGCTCACGAGAATGAAGCCAGAGGAGGCGCAAGGCGTGAACGATGACGGATTTTGTGGTTATCTCCGGTTGCCGCTTCATTTCCACTCCTTTATCTCCCTCGCGATAACCCAGATATCGATACCGAGGTAGAGGATCGCCACGACGAGGAGAATCATTGCGACCGCGAACCACCAGGGCACAACTTCCGGCTCGGGCTCCGGTTCAAACCGTCTGTTTTGCATCTTGCGCCTCCTCCTTTTTCACTTTAGCAAGCCGATTTCTTTCAAATCTTTTTCTCCGACTTTACGGCAATGCTTGACCCGGAATTTCCCATCTGTAGCTGTAGGCACGCAAAGATTGCCTTTCGGTTCATTGGCGAAAAACTCCATAATCAGAATCCGAGAGTTCGGTTTCCACTCCTTCATGCACCAATCCAGCGAGGCCAAGTTGATACCTGCGCCGCATTGCTTATTTTCGTCCTCATCAATCGTTTGCACGCTGAATTCTTCGGCCTCAAAATAATTGATCGCCGCATAACCGTTAGTGACTGCATATGGACCTTCGCCTCGTTCGTTGACGAGCTTGTAGGCTCGAATAGGGCCAGGTTGATCATAGAGAATCCGTAGCGGTGTCGTTAAATGCTTATTAAAATTTTTGGCCCCGCTCAAGTCGGACCCGCTCAAGTTGGCCTTGCTCAAGTCGGCCCCGCTCAAGTCGGACCCGCTCAAGTCGGCCCCGCTCAAGTCGGACCCGCTCAAGTTGGCCTTGCTCAAGTCGGACCCGCTCAAGTCGGCCCAGCTCAAGTAGGCCCCGCTCAAGTCGGACCCGGATTTAATCGCCACCTCAACGCACAGCTTCAAGCTGTCAGTTTCGAGACTAAAAATCACAAAGCCGGAATATTGATTTTTGATTTCGAATTTCATCTTGCGCCTCCTGTACCGCCAACTCGGCGCGCCGCCGTGTGAGAAATCCATTTTTGGGCCAGTCCCAATTCATCACCGGCAGTTTGTCGCCGTGATACTCACCGGAATTACACCGCGCGTTGAGATAGACTTGCTGCCAGTAGGTTGAAGTTTCAATCTCTATTTGTTTCATGAGGTTTCCCTTCTGCCGGCGTCGCCGGCTTCTTCGCGTTCACCTTGCGGGGTTTGGCATCGATACCGGCCAACGGGTCCACCGTGTTGAGGATGTCGATTCCGCGGCTTCTTGCTTGGCCGATAGCATTCGCGATGTCCTTCAAGAGTACCTCATCAGTCGAGCTTACGCGCAACGACCATGATCGCCTGTCTCGATTAAGTTCCACCAGCGCACTTTTCTTTCTTGCCATCTTATTTCCCCTTTCTCCTTTACTGACCTGAGTTTTCGTAATCCTAGACATCCTTCCAGGTTACTTTCACGCCGGGCCATTTGGTTTCGAGGGCTTCCTTGTAATCACCCGCCTGGGATCTTAGAAATTGCCCATTCGGTTCCCAGGCTTCATCGGGTATCGCACCCGAAACGAGACCGGCTAAAAAGGCTTTGCGGTCGATTACGTCGGCGTTGTAGATTCGCCGGCTACTGAACCCCGCAATTTTCGGGGTCGCCCTGGGCAGCACGGTTGCCGGAGGTTGGATAGGCTCATTGAGGACTTCGGCGGCTGCATCCGTTGCGCCGCCAGCTTCTAGCGTTGCCGCTAATTCGAGGGCGTCATCCTTAGCCTTTTTCCTGGCTATCGCATCGAGTCGGGCTTGTTCGAGTTGGCGCTTGCGTTCCTGCTCTTGGGTCCACTGGATCATTTTTTGTTTGACTGCGGCGGACCCGTTCTTGTAGGGATTGCATGACGCATCCCGATTCTTGACGAGCTTGCCGTGAAACGAGTGCGCCTCTTCGCACGGCGGATTTAGCAAGGCCCACAGAACCTTATAGCGGTCGGAGCCCGCGTCCCGGATGGCCGCCGCGTTCAGCAGATCGTCGTTGCTTGTGATGGTGACGGCATTCGCCGCGGCAAGATACACTTGCGCCGCTTTTTGGATTTCCGCTGTGACCGGAAGTTTCAGGGATTGAGATTCAACTACGAGTTCGGTTTCCATTACAAATTCCTTTCTAATTCTTTAATTTCCTCAAGCGCGTCATCCAGTCTATTTTGCAGCTCTTCGCGCTTCTCGATAATCGCACAAGCTGGGCATTTGCGAGTTTCATAACATACCTGATCGTGGCCATCATCGCATAGATCCATTTCGTTCCTCCTTACCCGAAAATCTTATCGACGACCTGCACCAGATAGGCATCGTCGATCTTCTTTCTAAGCACGCTCTTTATGGTTTTCTCTTGCATTATCCCATCCTAATAAATCAAACACCCTTCGGCACGCTAAAAAGTCGGCAAAGTCCGTCCGTTGATCGACAACCGAATACCAGACTAGATTCGGCTCTCCGCCGTGTTCGTCGAGCTCCACCGCTACCCGCTTCCACTTCCCGCCCCATTTTTTTTGCACCGGATCGAGATAGGCGGCAAGCTGGAGTCTGCCCGTCTTACCCGCCTTTCCGGTTTTAAAATCAAGAAGTACATCGCCGAGCGTACTTTTGCCGATGGCGTCGAAAGTATATCCGTACAGATAGTCGGGATGGAAGCTGGGGCTCTCCAAAACAACTGGTTTAAATTTGAGTGCTTCATAAAATTTCACTCCGCTCAGAACCCAGCCCATGATTCGCTGATCCACCGTGGCAAAATCTAGGTTGTCGGCACCGAAAAGCGCGAGCGCATGGTGAGCGAGCTTTCCTTCCTGCGTCCGGCCCGGATTCTGTTTCACAAATGGAGATATCAATCCCACCCCATCGAGTATACGAGTCACGCCCGGCATCTCGCATGCGCCGAGGAAATACTGGTGCGATTCGTCGAGGTAGCGGAATTTCTCCACTACAATCCCAATTCCTTTCGTCGGTCGTTGAAAGCCTGGCAGATCCGCGCCTGCACCTTCCCGCTCTGGCCCTTGAGGTATTTGTTTAGGTCTTTCGCGTTCGGAAATGTGTCCTTGCTGTACCCTGCGATCTCGGCGAGCGCGATTTCTTCGATGCTCTTTTTTTGCGGTGGATTATCCTGTTTTTCTCCCGCCTCGTCTCCGCTATCAGCGCTTTGCGCTCCTGCGTCAGTTGATTGATCTTCCTGTTGATCTTGCTCAGATGCCATTTCATGAGCAGCATCCAGTCCCGTTTTTTGTGGCTCATCTTTTACCTCTCGTAGCGGCTGTGGAATCTTGAGTGGTTCGGGCGTAACGTCGCGGGGTTCCATGTCTTCGACTTCTTCGCGTATAGAGATACCTCGTAAGGCTTCTGGAATTGCATCCCGCATCGCCCAGGCTCGCGCTCTCATCTGCAACATGCGACCAGGGTATTTGCTCCACGGCTCAAGTTTTGCTTTTGCCGCGTCCGTGGATTTTCCGCCCCACAAGCCCGCAACTTCCGCTTCCTCTTTCGTGAAGCGGCGCATTATAGGTACATCGTCGTCTCGACGTTTGACGGTGCATTCGCCGTATCCGGCTTTGAGCGCTTCGTCTGGACGGAGTTCTCGGACGTATTCGCATAGCGGATTTGCTCGCACGACCGCCAACGCGCCATCGCCCCATAGGGACGGGCGCCCGTTAATTACGGCGATGCTCTGTAGCGCCGCCATTGGCGCTAGACCGACCTCCTGGCCGAACTGCCAGCAGGCCAGTACGGCGCCCGGCTTGCCGCGTAAATCATTCGGCACGAAGTCCGTTTGTGCAATCTCCTTAGCGTATGCGTAAAGCTCCTCCCACGTCTTAGGAAGAAACGCGAAACCAGCTTGCGCCAACTGTCTCGGTTCTCGTCTTACTGCCACTTCTTTTTCTTCTGCCATCTGTAAATCCTCCTATTCCCGAGTTAATCTTTCCGTTTCAATTCCTCTTCCCGCCGCGCCTCCATGCCGAGATAAACGTTGATCACCCGGCAGCAAGTCGGACAGAAGTCTCGAAATCGCAACGGCTCATCCGGTGTTGGAATAAACCGGCTATCGCAGCCGATGCAATGGCGGTATCCTACGCTCTGCGCGTAAGCGCGACTGATGTCAGTAGCGATTTTGAAATAGTCCACGTTATTTTTTCCCCGCTTTCTTGACTAAACGCAGTTCGATGCTTTCAGTCTCAGCCGATACGCCAGAGCGGTCCCTACCTATCAGTCGCGCGACTAACTCGACAACCGTTTCACTTTCTATCAACTCGTAGGCCACGCGCACATCTGCCGCATGATCACCACGAAAATCCCCCGTATTTAAAATAATAGAAATCATTTCTACCTCGCACAATTCCAGCAGGTCTTTGTTGTCTCGTACTCCGCTAATGGATGCCCGCAACCTTGGCATGTTCGTTCTTCGCAACGTGGGCAGCCCTCATGATTGCTGTCGTCGTGCTCCCCCCGCTCATGTTCCTCGCAAAGCCGATCCGTCGTGGCCTCCGCGCTTCCAGGCGACGGGCGTAGCCAGGTCATTTTCTGGCTTCCCATACTTCTACCAAGGTGTCGGGCCACTCTTGGCCATTTTGTTTATGGATCGGATCGAGAACATTTGGGCCTGCGCCTAGGCGTTTCTCCAAAGCGCAACATTGGTCCAGGGTTACATGGATTAGTTGGCCTTCAGACCACGTTAAGCGTCGTTGACGCCCAGATATTTTTAGCAACGTCACCGCACGCCGCAATGCGCCGAGTATTTTTCTGACTTCTTTTTTTGTTGGTTCATCTAGGCTCATCTCTTTTTCTTCTCCATATTCCGCCTTAGCGCGCGGACTTCCTTGGTCAGAGATTCGAGCGATTGTTCCTGTGGTGCGTTGGAAACACGGCAAGGAGTAGTTCCCTCAATCAAGCAAGAATTGGGAACTTGAACTAACCATATCCCGCGTTTATTTTTGTCGCCTCGGTACAGGTCGGTGTATTCCTTCTCTGGATACACGTAATTTGCCGTGTTGTAAGCGATCGCCTGCCCGTTCGGAAATCGTACCGTGATCATAACCCCTCCTTTTCGTGCATCACTTTGAGTCGAGCTTTCACGCCACCCTCATTCCTTTCTCGATCAGCGCCTTCCATATTTCAATTCGGAGTGGCCGCTCGACAAACCGCAACGCGTTTTTAAGCGCGATCTTTCTACCAATGATCTTGTTGTACTGATCGCGTGGATGTACCCGGCTTGCGCCGCCGTATGTCGCGCCGTGGCGCTTCACTATAGCCCTTGTTCGCTTCACAAGAACGCCCGCGCGGTCATTGAAATGCTGAAATTCAACTTCGATCTCTTCGCCGGTGGACAGCTTGAATTTCATTTGTCGTTCTCCTTCGGCATGAGCGGAAAAAATGCCTGGCACTTGGGGTTGGGACACTTTATCGGATTGACGACTCGCCGCTTCCAGACCCATCCACATTCTCGACAACGGGCCTTCTTGTGTTTTGTTTTCATGGAAACTACTATTACTACAACGCCGAATCGTTTGCAAGCCCTATTTTGATTATTTCAATATGAAACTCTCCCGGCACCCCACGCTTGCTGTGCAGCATCTGCGCGCGCGCGTCATTAGCGCAATCTAGGCACGCCCTCTGTTTAAGCGTGCTGCCGTCAGCAAGCGTCGAGCATACATACGCGATAACCCGGCCATCGCGCGGTTTGCCTTCGCGGTCGTAGCCGTAGCAGCGTTTACAGATTGGCTCATTCATAATTTGCAGTGCCCCTCTTCACGCAAGGGGCTTGAGCTCGCAGCGACTCCCGGGGAGAAGGAGACCCGGGAATGGGGTAAAATTATTCCGTCTTGAACCATTCAATCTGACCCCGTTTAAAGTCCCGACCGGGTAGCGGATTCGCCTCGCACCACTCCGGCGTTGATAGGCACTGATACCACCCGCCATGCCCTCGGCAGATGTCGCAGCGCACGTTGTCTTCGGGATCAGGGCAGCAGCAGGTATCATCGCCGCAGTCATGGCTGCTGTAGCCCTCATTGCAGTTATAGCACTCCTCCCAGGCGGCAGATGACCCGCATCTGGCGCACCGGTATTCCCTACGCCCATCTGGGCATGTTGGGCGAACTAACGGAGCGGTTTGTTTGATCATCATGGCACCAACCTCTTTTTCCTCTGTTATTTGAGCACAGGAGCCATGGCACGGGCTTTTAAGCGCGCGGCAAGGGTCTGGCCTGCCTTTACCCTTGCTGGTGACTTCCCCCTTGCCATCTTTGCTCGCTTTTTGACCGTCCAGGCGGCATGACCGGCAGCGTCAAACGATCGTAGCGGCTTTGATAAGACCCAGCATGCGTCACATATGCCCGAATGGTTCGAGGTTCTACGCCCACAGTGCCAACGGCAGAGTCTTTCTTTCATTTGACTAGCCCTCGCCGGCGTTCACCTTCACGGTTATCGGTTGAGTGCCGGGATCAGCCGACGTGCCCAACACGGCGAGCTTGACGGCCTCAAGCGCCAATTCCCAAGTCAACTCGCGGCCCGCTCGGCAGATATCGTCTTTATCGAATACGTGGATCTTGACCCGTAGCTCTCTAGTGCCCGTCGAATGATTCCACAGCTCCACGTCGATGCACGACGCCCGATGACTCAGCCCTAAATCGAGCTTGAGCTTCTTGACGGCCTCTTCGGCCGCAACCAAATCAATGAGCATTTATCCCTCCCCTCATTATTCGGCTTTCGCCTACGGCTTTTTGTTCTTCCCGCACGTTCCCCGAAAACAGTTCGACTTGAAATACGCCTTGTCCGTCAACTCCCGTCCGCACCGCGGGCAGAGCCGCGTCACCTTGTCGTAGCTTCGCCTGTCGCTTGGCGGAGGGGTCAGGGCGAAGGGGATCTCGGTCTCGAAGAGCGTTGGTTCGGGCTTAGAACGGCACGATATCGCCATTTGTCGCCTCCCGCCTCTTGATTTCCTCTTCCGAGCGATAGGCCAAAGTAAATCGAATGATTTACGACGCCGTGAGTTAGTCTTCTTTATCCCCTGCCTCTATCCCATGATCCATGCAAGCGGCGATAACCCAGTCTCGTAGCTTGCGTCGCGTGATAGGCCCACAGATGCGCCTATCTTTAAGATGCTCGATCACTTCGCGCGCCGCCCGAGCTGTCACGTCAAGAACGAATTGAATCTGGTCTTCCTGGCTCATGGCTTCTCCTTCAGGGCGGCGCGGGCTATGGTTGGAGCGTTGCGATTTTCGGGGCGCATATCTCCAATACGCCGTAGCGCCTCTTCCAACACCTTCACCCGCTCCTTCAAATAGAGTTGCCCCTTGATATGCTTCTTGACGCTTTCTTCCAGCACCTTCACCCGCTCCAAGAGGGTCGGCGCGGATGTAATCGCTGCGACATTTGCGCGGTGTTCATCCGTCCATCTGTGTTCAACGCCGCCGTATACCACGGCGATGCACATCCCGTTTGCCCAAATGGGCTGCGTGTATCGAGTCTCATTCGAGATTACTGTACCAGCAGTCCAGGGCCCAGGTGTCGGTGTGTGTTTGTTTTTCATGGCTTCTCCTTACTTTTCCAGGTCCACGGTGTCCATTATCACGCCGTTCTCGAAAATGTACGCGGTTTTGTTTTCTCCCTTGTCGTTTAGCTCGTAGATTTGGCGTAACTCGACGCTTTGAGTTTCTTCCTGGTCCCACTTGTTACCGAAGACTTCTTGACTGTCCTCGTCGTACAGTTTTTGCGCGTGCTCAACGCTATCCGCCTCTATCGTTGCGGAATACGTGTCAATACGCTCCTCGATGATTATGAATTTAGCCATCGGAGTCCTCCTTCTTTTGTTCCGCCTCAAATCTCGCTCTGAGTTCTAGGTACGGCCCCCATCCCTGTTGCCATTCTTCCTCCGTGCCGCCGTTTATAAAGTCCTTCGTCAGCTCAAGATGGAATTCCAACGCGGCGCCTAGGCTTGCATGTGTCTCAATCACAAGCCAGCCGGAATGTCTGCCCTGGTGTTTCGCATCTGACTCCATAATGTCCCGGCAATTCCTTTCATGGCAGTTCGCCACATCTAGGGCGTGCCAAATGTGAAGCGCGTCCACGAATTCGATTGCCGTCTCCTTGGTAGCGGAGTTGAACAGCGTGGAGACTAAAATCACCGGCTTCAAAAAAGACGGTGGAGCGTATGGGGTTATTAGGTGCATGTCAGTCCTCCTTCAGTTCAATATCGTCACGACCACTCGCCGGCCCACGGCCCGATCCACAGTCTCAAGCGCCACCAAGTAACACGCCACCCACTCGCCGGGTTCCTTCGGGCTGTGCCGCTCTACCATCTGGCGCACTGCGCTGTCAAGTAGAGGCTCTGCACCGTTGATGACTACGCCGTTTACTACTGCGAGGAGCATGGAGTCGCCTTGTTCAGTCTTCGCGCCACTTCGACGGCGCCCTTTTTGTATAGAGTGATGCAGACTAGCTCTCCTGCCGCATCATGGACACGGTACGTCGACCGCCAGCCGCAGGGTTCGATGGTGTAGGGGCCGGTAGCTGGGATAGGCGCGGGAACATGGTCAATCATCTCCCGCTCGATCTCGTCCAGGTAGCGGGTGTGATATCCGTCCTGCTCGAAGAGCGCTCGGGCAATGCCGAGCGCTTTGTGATGACTGCCGTTGAGTTTCATGTCCGTTCTCCTTGCCTCGATCTCTCACCCAGGCCTGCCTGTCGGCAGACAGTTTGCGCACGCCTAGTTATGCCGGTCTTGACGGAACCGGCGTGAAGGTGGTTAGCCTACCGTTTCCCGCCGCGTAGGATACGCGGGGAAAATCGAACTCATTGCCCATAAGCAGCTTCTTGCCGCGCCGTCCGTTTCGCTTTGATTTCCGCCAATGGCGTGGGTCGGAAGTACAGGTCAAGCTCCACGCCCGCCGCGACTAGCTCCACGATGGAAATATAGCCAAGCTCCCCACCGTAGCCAAGATCAGCAAGGCCGAAAGCTTGATGCTGTCCAAGTCGGTCCTGGGTTTCCGCGTCTTTCTCGTAAATCCACCAGTCCTGATTACCTCGAAAGTAATGGAGATAAACGATAGCCTCGTCGCCCTTGCCGTCTTGCTCGTAGGTCTTGGGCATATCACTTATTCGCTTGGCCAACTCAATAAACTTGTCGGCGAAGTGTCCAGCCTCTTTGCCCTTCAAGAAACCTCTCATCATTCGATACTCGGTCGCCGGCATGAACTCGTGGCAAACATTCATTGCCTCGTAGAGTTCTGTTGGTAAAGTTTTCATGGTCCTTTGTCTCTTTCTCCCACCAACCACGGCGGGGTTTGTTAGTTGCCTCGTAACGGCGGATATGGGTTAGACCGCGAAACTTGGCCGCTTGCCGGATACGACGGCGAAGTCACGCTTTGTCTTGGTATCAAAATACTCTATCCGCAATACGGTTGCCGGCTCATCGAGGGCCGCAATGCCGGCTCTTGCCCATTGGATGCCCGGCTGTTCGTTGTTGGCGCCAATGACCTTGAAGATCTTCCATTTGCGCGGTTCCATTTTCGCCGTGTCCTTGCGGATTTCAACGGGTTCCGCTCGGCTGTAGCTCGGCACATGCATTGCGCAGTATAGCCATGATTCTACTTGGTATTGCGGCACGCTAGTGCAACGCCGGCATTGTGCAAATGGTTCAACGGTTTTCATATTCATTCCCCCCTCCTGGTTGCCCACGCCTAGTTTTCACTCCCAGTTATAATCCGAGAGCTCTTCGTCTTGTTCTTCCCGTTCGGCGGCAGTCGCTGGCGGTATTTTGGTGATAATACCATCGGTCAGCAGGTAATTCAGCCGGGCCTTGCGTAGCCGTTTGGGTAAACATGGCCGGCAATCACCGGGCCTATCGTGCCGGTGGTTACAACTCAGCCCCGCGTACATGACTTCATATTTTGCCATTTTCGTTCCCTTCTTCGTTGCGCACGCCTAGCCCACATTAAGACCAGCCTCGAAGCTGCAATACTGTGCCTCGGCATTGACCAGTGCTTGCACGGCGTTGTAGTACGCAGCGTCAGTCTTCGCATTGCAGTGGTGGTCCTGCATTCGCAACTCCGCATCATGGGTCTCGCGTCTACGACGGTCACATAGACGACCCAAGCGATGCAACTCAGCCTGTTCGTCAACTGTCCATTGTCGTGTTGCCATTTTCATTCCCCCTTGTTGCGCCCAGCCTAGCCCTTGTCCGCCGTCTCGCCCTCGATAATCCCGCGCAGCATGCGGACTATCTGCGCGTTCGTGGATCTATCGCCCAGCTCGGCCAGCGCTTCTATGGCGTCGAGGATTTCCGCTGGCATTCGGATCGTTACGGTTCTGAGTGGTCGTGTTGTCATGGTTGCACCTCGCTTTCCAAACGCCAGCCATCCCGCAACATTTTGACCTTCCATGCCTCAATGGCCTTACCTGCCGTTTGAAAATATCGCGTAGTCTTGCCGCATTCAACGCATTGCACAGCCCAGGTATTTTTCTTGCCCGGGCTAAAATCCTTGAGCAGTCTGGGTTGATGGTGGCAAGTCATGGGTTCGAGGAGCATGGAGTCGCCTCGTTCAGCCGCCTCGTAATCGGCCGGAAGGGGCATCACCGTGCCCCGGAGAGCCAGCGCGTTGTGTTCGCGGAGTAGAGCGGTGAGGGTCATGTCAGTGCTGCTGATTGCGCAAGTCTAGTCGTCTATCTCCCTATCCTGCTCTTGGTCTGCCGCGCGTTGGGCTTCGTTACGAGGTAAGATAAACCCACGTCCTCCGCATTCACGGCAGGCATCCTCTGCGCATTGCGGGTTTAGTCCAGTGCCTGCGCAAAATTTACAGATCGGCCATGCCATTTTCATCCCTCCGGTTGCGCACGCCTTAGAATGTCCACGTTCTATCAAAGCCAATAACTTGTTGATCTCGGTGGCTACAGGTAAACGGCAATAACGCGACTGCTTTTTTTTCCTTATTACTAAATGTGATTTCAAAAGCTCCGAGTTTCGACGCGAGTTCTCGGACACCTTCGCGCCATGTGAATCGTGGGCGATATTGAGTTAGGACATACGGACCTTGTTCGCCAAGTTTTGGCCTATCGCAAAAACAACCCGATCGATACTCAGCAAAGATTTTAATTTGTTCCATTTCCATTCCCTTCGCCCTCCCTTTGGTTGTGCACGCCTACACCGCCTCGCTTTTCCACAACCGCACCAAAAAATTTCGGTGGGGTCGGATTACATCGCCGCCTTCACGTTGCGCTGACCGTTCGGCTTGAGTCCGGTTCGAATATGTCAACGCGCAGACTTCCCCTTTGTAGAGCTTGCCGAGTACCACGACGCCGCTGGGTAGCGTTACCTCGTATCGTTCATATTCGATGGTTGGTTCCATTTCCCCTCCTCGCCCCGTGTCATCGGGGCTTTGGTTGCGCACGCCTAGTTATGCCGGTCTTGACGGAACCGGCGCGAAGGTGGTTAGCCTACCGTTTCCCTCCGCGTAGGATACGCGGGGAAAATCACGCCGCTTTTTTAAACTCCGCTTGCTGTATGCCTCGGATACAATCTGCTGCTTTTTGCGCCTGTCCTGCTGCCCAGGTGATCCACTTCTTGTTAGCCTTGTCCTTGAGTACAGTCAGCCAGGAATTGAGATAGCTCGCCGAGTTTTCAATTGTTCTGTTTTCAATCCCTGCAATCCCACACAAGTAAGAGGCTGTAAACTCTGCGACTAGCTCTTCTTTACTGTAGGTATGATCTCCGAACGAAGAACCGAATTCACGAGCAAGTCGCGAGCTATGTCCAGTCGAATGCCCTAGTTCATGGAACATGGTTGAGTAAAACATTTCTGCCTGGGAAAATTGCGACATTTCGGGAACCGTTACCGCGTCTTGCGACGGAGAATAAAAAGCGCGGTTCGATGCTCGGATATTTACTGCGGGCCTGTTCGGCATGGCATCGACAATGGCTTGCGCCTGCGGGATAATCTCATGTTTGAAACTGTCCGCCGGTGATAGATCCGGCACTTTCAGCCCGTCACATTGATCGGTATTCCACACCGGAGTGTAACGCAATACCGAGTAGCTCTCGCTCTCGGTATCGCCATTCTCATCTACAGTCTCTTTCTTCATGGGCTTGTAGAAAACCGAAAATGCCGGTGACTTTTCGCCAGCCTTGACATGCCCGCCAAGGTCCTTGGCTTGCTTGAAACTGACCCAAAACGGTGACTGATAGCCAAGAGCAATGCTAGTCATCGACAACATGAAAGTATTGATTCCGCGATATGGCTTAGTCGAAGCGAAGTTTCGCGGCATGCCATATTCGCCCTTCTTCCATGGACATTGCCAAGGAACCGTGCCGTTTTCCAATGCGCCGATAATACGCTGATTGATGACTTCATAAACGTCCATGCTGTCTCCTTACTTCCCGACCAAGGGAAGCTTTGTCACTGTGGTTGCTACCTCTTCAATCCCCTCATGTTATCGTTTTCGCAAAATATCAACTTTTTTGCCTCTGAAAAAAAAATGCTTCTACCCCTATGTACAAGAGAAATTCGTGCCATGAAAAACCTACAGGACCGACTGAAGAAACATACGATTGAAATGAATTCGGGAGCTTGCAAGCAAAAACTATTTTCACCATGAGAAAAAAATACAACTAAAGTCCAATGAAGAAAAAACCCTGCAAGTCGTAGAAGGAAAAAGCAGTCGGTCGAAGAAAATCGGATGCTTGCGCGACACGCGATCGAGACTCAGGGCTTGTCTGCCGACAGGCAGGCTTGCGTTTCACGTGAAACAGGAGTAAGGCAGAACCATGGCATTTGGATACAGAGAAGCCACGGCGCAAGAGATTACCGATCAATCCGCGCTTATCGTCCCATCTGAAGCTCTGCTACCGGACCAACGAGCATTCTTAAATGGCTACATCCAGGCCGGAACTATCCGTGGTGCTCAAAGGCTGAGTAAGATCCACCACTTATATCATTATCAATGGCTTGAAGACTACGCCAACTATCAGGCTGCTTTTGTACGGATAGTAGCTATCATAGAGGCTGGAAACGCCGAGGGCATAAAAACGCGCGCGGTGAAAGGCTGGTTGGAGCCACTATCCTACAAGGGCATGAAAACAGGCCAGGCGATTCGACGCTACGACAGTGCGCTATCAGCATTGTACCTCAAGGGCGTTGATCCGAAGTTCCGCGACGGGGCGCAAATCGCAGTCGGGCCGGCGAAGATCGAGATTTCCATCGTGCAAACGGCTCCGGCGGGCGATGCTAACACAATCGAGATCAACCCGGGTTCTAAAGAGTAGCACAGACCGAAGATCAACTACTTACAAGGCTTGAGGTTACATAATACTTCTTCTGGGACGTTCCTACCGCTGATTTCATTGCGTTATTTAGTTTCGAGCAGATTATCAGAGGCAGCCTAAAACAATTAGGTGCCAGCAGTCGCGTCGTTTCAAGCCGCGTTAGCACACCGGTTTGCCAGCTAATACGCAAATGCTGCTAGTCCAGGTGCGTCAGTAAGCTGTCGCGTCGATCGTCTCATGAGGGGCCGCGCGTCGGCTTGCTTCGCGCGCACTGTGTCCGTGATAGGTAAGCCCTATGAGGGTAAGATACGCGCGCCTGGTATAGCACGCGCGAGGGGGTGGGGGGGTACTTTGCTTCTCGCCCGTAACCTACGTAGTCCTGCCTACGGAAAGTTTCACGTACAAATCAAACTCCCTGGTTGTATCTTCGCTTGAACCACCTACTCATGAGCCATGCGAGCCCAGCGGCGAAGGCGGCAACCCCGGCAATGAAAGCAATGAAATCGAGCCAGGTTTCCATAATTTCCTCTCAGTCGAAAATCAAACCTGGGTCTTCGTCTCTGCGATTTCCTTCAGCAATTCCTTTGCAAACTCACGGGCGAAATTGTTGACTTCTACCCGTCCCTTCAAGTATTTTATTTCACACTCAAGTTGACTGATCATCAGTTGACTGTTATCCAAGGCATGCTGCATCCAGGGCGCAGCAACCTGTTTCGCTTGACAGGAATCGTGTCGATGGGGGTCCAGCCAGTTTGCAATTTTATTTCGCAGTGTCATTTTACTTCCTCCAGTGACGCTTCTACAGCTCGCATATAATTTTTCTCACTACGGTTTCAAACCTCGGGTAGACAGTGGTTCACTGACACGTCTCAAGTGAGCTCACGGCGTCGCATGTCAAGGACATGCTTTGGCCTATCGCATAAGGAAGTCGGAATTTTCCGAGACTTTGGGTGCAGTTTCCCCAACCCCGTTACTCCGAGGAGAGCGCACATTCCAGCATATGTGTGGCCGGGCTAGAATCAAGACTCGCGGTATTTCGGGCTGCCGGCATGCAGCATGCGTTCTTTTCGCTTTCTACTAGACTGAGCCGTTTGGCTTCCAGTGCCCCTGCCCCGTACGCGATCCGGGCTTGGTCTGATCATACCCGCGCTACTCGTTCTCACCACTTCCAGAAAGAAGGCTGAGCCTTAAAGCATGCGCGCGGTGTTCCCGGAAGGGCTTTTCAGGGGGGCGCCTCACCGTGAGCCTAAGTCAAAGGGTTAGTAAATCTCCTTTCGATCTTATCGAACCATCTTATCATTCCCAAAGCGTGAATCGCCAGTCCTTGACTTTCTGCAATGCGTCATCCCGCCCATTGGCTTTATCTCGCAACCAGACGGCGTGCTTAACCCATTTATCCACTACGGTCTCAACATCGGCCGCCGTGGCGGGATCGATAATAGTCGGCGAACCCAGGCCATTATATATTTCCAAACGGCGCACCTGGGCGGCCGTTTTTCCCCAGAGCGCCAACACAGTCGCACTCGGATGATTCAGAAGTCGCCTTAGTGCTAATCGTTGACCTATTGGAACCTTTTTGCCTTCAGCCTTTGTTTCAAAAAATAAGTATAATCCACCTATTTCAACGTATGCGTCGATGTCCATAGGACGAATTGGAGGCGGGAGCCGGCGAACGATATATTCCCAAACAAACTGTCCGTCGTAGCCCGCCGGCGGATACATCTCAAACTTTTCTTTATTATAGAGACCCATCAGCGGATAAATCCAAAGTCTTTAAAAATTGCCTTAAACTGATCCGTCTTTTTGCCATAGTAAAAAAAAGCTTGGCCCTGAGTCGGCATTTTCTCCCCCTGGACGGCATCGACAAACTTTACCCGGCCGCGGGTGAAGCAAATGAGGGCAGCCATGGACTCGGCATTATGGAACCACGCCGTATCTGTAGCGGCGTTGGTTAATAAAATGGCATCGGTGACCTTTCCGCTCGCTACATGACGGACCAGCGCGTCCACAAAATTGGTCATAAAGGGTTGCGAATAGGGCGGATTGAGCCAAACTCTGCCGTGCCATTCTTTACTTAGGGCATTGTCTCTTTTTGTAAAATAGGAAGCTGCTTTTATTGTAGCTTGCGCAGTCTCGCAACTGGCTGGATCGAGATCTATTCCATCCATCACTAAGCGGGCTGCTTCGATATATTTGGCCGGGGTAAACATCTCGTCGTTTTCATTTTCATGATCGCCGTAAAATGCCTTATCGACCAATAATGCCGCCCTATATTCGGCGCCCAGTAGGCGCGCGCGATACGTCGTCACTTCTTTGAGGTATTTCTTCCACCGGTGGACGCGGACTTTCCAGGTATCAACGTCCTCATCTGAAAAAGGTTGCAGTTCTGTAACCTTTTTATTCCCACGTCCTGCCCCATGCTCCGGTGTTACTTTCCCCTCCCACCACTTGCAAAACTCGCCCTGCTCCTCGATCTTCACGTCCACCGCGTTTTCGAGAAGCGGCCAATCTTGAATTGCTTTGGCAAAGCCCGCTAGAGCGTCGAGCTTCGCCACCTTGATTCCAGTTTTAGCTGGGTTGAATTTATCGAGCGCGCTCGATGATCTCAATGCAATAGTTTTCATCCCGCGCCTTTCAGTTGTTTAGGGCAAACGCAAAAAGCCCCGCGGCCTAGATGGCCGAAGGGCTCCGTGGTTTGCAGTTGACCGCCTGGAATTCTAGTTTTGAGTGAAAGAAAAGACATTTCGTTCCCCTATCACGGGAATGGAGGTGGGGGCGGTGATAGCGCCCCCGACCTCAGCTTTGCAAGTCGGCACCTGACCAAGCATCAATTCACTTCCTACTCTTTTTCCGAATTGCTGTCAAGCGCAAATATTTTCCTTGACACCTTCTCTGCGTCTCTGATATGTTTCGGCCATCTCGTTGCTGGGAGACAATCAATGAACGATAGTGAGATCTCCGATTCCGCCTTGAAGCGGATCGGTAAGTCGACTCTACTCGACGAAATTTGGCAGGCTCGCTGTAGGGTGATTGCCAATTCCAATCCACCGCGCGAATCGCTGCGTCTTTTGATTCACCATGATTCCTTTCGTGAACTCCTACGGGATCCGCGCTACGTCGAGCAGATACAGCGGCGATCCTGGCGAATGCCGCCAATGTTCGCCGACATGCTGCTCATTGTAACAGAATGGGTCGAGGGTTTTGAAATCGTGATCCGGGAGTAACCCATGAACGTTAACGGCATTCTCATCGACAAAATTCTGGCCGCGGCAGTCCCGGAGATCGCCTACGAGCATCGCCAAGCAAATCGCGCAACGGTGGGGCATCTCACCGGAGAGGACCGGCTGATGCTCCGAGTGCTCGAAGATGCCGTCGACGTCATTCACGGTGCAGTCACCGCAGGAACCTATTCCTACAAGCACAAGGAAGAGCCTCGGTTGGAGGCCATCGAGTGGTTCGAATCGGACGATGAGGACTGGATATTTTCTTTTGTGTCGATCTGTGAGCGGTTCGGGCTCGACCCCCAGGCGGTGCGCGCGGCCGTGCTGGGGAAGAAGAAGCGCGCAGCTTGACATGACAAGACCATATTTAATAACAAATCTTGCGTTTACTCGCGCTTCGGATGACGAATCGTATCACGAGCGATTTTCCGGTACGCCGAAATTGACAGCGAGAAATCTGGTCGGCGGGATAGGTTCCATGAGTTGCGTGCGCTGTCATGTGGCAATCTCGTTTTCCATTGACAAGACGCTGAATCGCGAACCGATCGAATGTCCATTTTGTTTTCGAACACTGAGGGACGCGGTATAAAGTAGCCACGCTGAATCCATGCTGGAGATCCTGAAATCAACAGAGTTCAGAAATGGGCCGGCAAGCGGTTCTCCCCGAATCGCGGTGCCCAGCACACCTGCCGGCCCTTTTGTGGGCTCTTGAAGATACCCCTTGACATCGGTTTCGGGATAGTTTAGGAATTGCTTCATGTTCTCGACTCAGGTTGATCACCGTGAGTCTTTCCTTCCGGGGGCGGGGTGGCTTCACACACTCCGCCCCCCAGCTCGTGAAGGAGCTTATGGCCAAATATCGGCGCTTCCATCCAATTAGCCACGATTTTAATCGTGATCCTGAGATAATTGCCCTTCGCAGAGATTTCGGCGATTGGGCTGCTCTTGCTTGGCAAGAATGCCTCTCGATCGCTGATCGAAATGATGGGATTGTGCCTGGAAGTCTGGATCAAATTGCCTCGATCTTGGCTCCAGTTTCCCTTCAGATGTATCACAGACGCGCCCAGAACGCAGCTAGAACGATGCTAGAACGCTTCACAGATAACTCATGGATAACAGTGCGTCCTGACTGCATTGAGATAGTCAAGTATTGGGAATATCACAGAAGACGGGATGCCAAACAGGCACCCTCCGAACCTAACCTAACCAAACCTAACCTAATTAAGATAAGAGAAGATAAGATTAAGAGCGCGCGCAAATGCGCGCTTCCAACCGAGTTTCAACCTTCGGAAGCGATTATGTCTTGGGCCTCAGAGAAGAACCTACCCGATCCGGCCACCGAGTTTGATGCCTTCAGGGATTATCATGCAAGCAGGGGTTCCCAGTTCATTGACTGGGATGCTGCGTTCCGTACTTGGCTCCGCAATGCTAAGAAGTTCAATCGCAACGGTGATAGACCTGGACGACAACGCGAAGGTGAACTTAGTGAACGAACACAACGAATGCTACGGAGGGGATTATGAATCGAGAATTTTTCAACCAACAGTATACGGCGATGGTCAACGCCTACACTATAGCGCAGAAGCTATCCGATGAAGCCCAGGACGTTTATTGGGAAATGCTAAAAGGTATTCCCGACGACAAATTCGCGGCCGGTGTTCGTCATTGTTTAGGGAGTTGTAAATTCTTTCCCACGATCGCTGAGCTTGGCGAAGCGAGCCTTCCGATGCAATCAGAGAGTTATCCCTACAATCCCCACATTTATCGAGAACCCAGAAAAGTCACATGGCAAGAACAGGTCGCTATAATCTCAAAGCCCCGAACGGCCATTCCCGCAAACGTAAAGGAGTTACTATATGGAATCGGAAAATAAATCAAAGATCGATCAGGTGATGGCGGATATCGAAGATCCTCATCATGCCACGCGATTTCCAGATGGCACAACTCAACAATGTCGAGATTATCTGACTACGATTTGGCGAATGCAGGACGCTAACGGTTTCAGAACGATCAATAATCCCAACTGGTATAAACCGGCGCCACTCAAGGCCAAGGCCGACCTCTTGAGAAAGCAGGGAGTATGAGCAAGCTAGACGAAATCGAGGCCGAACTGGTCAAATGCAGGGCAGACCGGATGAGATTCACAGGACCAATGCTCGTTGAGGACATGGCCGCTGCGTGCCGGTACGTGCGGGCGGCGGAAGCGGCCCTGGCATATTGCGAGGGGGTCTTAGGCGATACGCCTGAGCATCGTCTTTTATCTGCTGCCCGTCGCGCGCTTGGGATCGAGTCATGAGCGGCTGGCGCGCCGGCTACGAAGGCCACGAGAAGATCTCTACGCGGATCCTGAAGAGGGGTTGGCCGAAGGGGAGGCCGCGGCGAAAGGGTAAGAAGGCTACGAAGGCGCAGTATCGCTTCGTTGGCGGCGCCGGCCGCGCGCGTTACTGCATGCCGTGCGATCTGTCCTTTCCGGGGATGGCCGAGCTCGAAGCGCACCAAGCCGACAAGCATGGAGTTAGATTTGTGAGGCCCGATTTGCATCGAACCAGCGTTTAAACTAATCTCTGTTCATGGCCGGCCGCTCGATACTCACCCCCCAGAGTAAACCCTCAAGCACGTTAAAATTAAGTTTAGGCCCGGTAGGCGGAGCGTTTGTCCGTGCCGTGCAGGACGGCTTGGCCTCGGAGTACGCGATCTGTGGCCCGAGAGGGGAGGCAAAAACCCAAGACACGCTGATCGCCATTGCTCTCCATGGTTCACGTCACGCCGAGTTGGGATTTGCCACTCCCGCCAGGTGGATGTACGTTGCCGATACTTTTCGTACACACATTACCAAAACTCACGTCTCGATGTTGTACCCATTTTGGGGTAACGCTTGGCGCTTGCACGACGAGGGCCATCTCGGAGTCTTCTTGAGCCAGACAGGGGCTCCGCTTGTAGTCCTGGAAATGTTCGGCGTTGAAGATCAGGGTGCTCGTGACAGATTAAAAGCCGAGTGCGTTGGCTTGGCGTTCGAAGAAGCGGCGCCCTCCCAGGAGCTCGGCTCCAATGGAATTGATGAGCAAAGCTGGGAGACCGGGCTTACTTCTCGGCGCATTCCGTCGTATTCGAACCCCGGACTTCTCAACATGAACCCGCCCGATGAGGATTACTGGGTCGTACAGCGCTGGAAGTTTGGCCCACAGGCTGCGCCCTTTTACGGATATCATCCCGACTATGCGAAGATGGTTGAGTGGGAAGGAAAGCAGATCGATGTCAGGAGAATGTGGTTTCGAGCGCCGGTCGGTGATAACCCGCACGTCAGCATGGAGATCCGCAAGCGCAACGAACTCGCAATAACCGATGAACAGGTAAAAGCTCGACTGGCTCATGGAGAATTCGGTTCCGTCCAGCTCGGCGAGTCGGTGGCTCAGGACTTTCGACGCGACGAAATGGTTGCCAAGGAGCGTCTATACCCGATGGAGTCTGCTGGGCCGATGTTCTTCGGCTGGGACGGCTGGCATCATCCGTACTGTGTGATCGGGCAAGAACTCAAGGGCCAGGTACGAGTCTATGCAGTGCTGGGCTTCGGGCAACGGTCGGGCGGGATCTATGATTTGATCTCGGAGCAGGTCAAGCCCTGGCTCGCCAAGTATGCGTCATGGTGCTTTCAGGCGGCGACATGCCGACTCCATGGATTCGATCCATCGATGGAAACCGGAGATCAATCCAACCCGGATACGAATTCGGTTGTCGCCATCGAAGGCGGGATAGGCGGTTTCGTCGAACCGATACCGACGAAATGGCCTCCCCGCGTGGCGCCCATGACAAGTCTGCTCAAGCGTCACAATGCTCTGCTCATCGACCCGATCGACGGCGATCCGCTCATCAAGGCCATGGGCGGCCGGTGGTTCTACCCCAAAGATCGTTTTGGGAAAGTCTCGCGAGATCTCCCCAAGAAGCCCAATCATCCCTGGGAAGACATCGGCGATGCCTTTCTTGCTCTACTGTCTCGTATCGCGCCCGGGGCAGAGAAAATAGCCGCCGGGCCTTCGAAAACGGTTACAAAATTTGACGCGAGATTTGTTGATGACCCACGGTTTTCAGATCGAGAAGACAGTTTCGACCCCAGACTTGCTTGATTTCTCTGAGTTATGAGAGTAGTAGGTTAAAACATAAGCCACCTACAATGAATCCAAACCGCGCCGTTCGCGTTCTTCGACAAAAACTACAATCGGCAGTCCTGTCTGCCAGAGCACAGGCAGTCGCCGACAAACGGAGGTAATTATGGCGAGTTTTTTTTCAAGCCCCGACACCCCCGATGCTATATCGCGCCCCAAGGACACCGCTGGCACCAAGGCTCAGGCTGCTGACTTGAAACGTCGTGAGGCCGGCGGACTAACGAAACAGACCGATCTCGCAGGCTTCAGGCAGATGATGTCGAGCTATCAAGACCTAAAACCCACGCTGGGAGCGTGAAGCCTATGCAGACTCACGAATTCACTCATGAGATAATTCCTGCCCGTCGCAATCCAAGAGGCGTTAGATATTTACTCTCCGCGCGGTTTGCGAACGGCAGGGATTTCGTCGCGTGGTTTGAGGACCGGCCTGAGCCGGATGATATTATTTTCTGTTTAGAGAAGGCGCGTCGAGCCGTTGAAACAGGAGCGCATGTTTGATGGATGCTACTTATCTTTTAAAATTGATTCAGCGCGAAGGGTTTTATAATCTTGCCGGTTCCGACGGATGTCTCTGTGCTCATGTCTTACTGCACGGCGTAATGATTGACGTTACCTGCCAGAAATCTAGTTGCAAAGTTTGCCCGCATGGTGTGTGCATTCATATCTCGGGCGGGCCGGAGATAACACGGAGCGAGGCAAGCCTGTTGGCTGAACAGATCAAATCCGAGATTGAACCCATGATTGAGGAATTAGATGTTCATGTTGTCTACGAATCGGGCACTGACGCAGAGTGAGCGCCGAAGGAGTCTAGCTATGGGCAAGTCGAGAGTCCTCAGTAAAAATGGCGAACTATACGGGCAGGGTTTGGGGAGCAGCTTCTGGACACGGGCTTATCACGAGCGCAAGAGAAAGTTAATAATGAGTCGGCCCTACGGCCGCGGGCTCGGTGAAATAGCTCTTAAGGAGTGTCTCGCACTCAAAGAGGAGTTAGGCAGGAATGCGGCAACGCGATTCTGAAGAACTGAAAACCATAGGCGCGCGAGTCGTTGCCCGCTACGATGAGGGCGTGAAATACGCGGCGAATTTCCGCCAGCGGATCGACTTGCTCGCTCCCTATATCGAACCTACGCGCTCCAACGTCCAAAGCCGTCAGGCTCCCGGCGAAGCTCTCATGTCGCGCATGTACGACAGCGAGGGAATCAGCGCGGCCGATCTCGCAGTTCGCCAGATGGGATCATATCTCCACGGTCCGGGCACACTCTGGCACGGTCTCGAAGACGAGAATGATATGGTAAATCGAGACGACGATGCCCGCGAATGGTACGAGGAGTGCCGCAACATCGGATTGAAGCAGTTCACCTACGGCGGATTCTATCCCGAATCCTACGAGTCTGACATGGACTGGATCGCGTTTGGAACCGGGCTTATGCGCGCCGAGCAGAATCCGCAGCTCGTTGGCCGTGAAAAGTTCGGGTTTCGCGGGATGCGGTACACTCACCACAAGGCCGGCCGATTTGTCGTCTTCGAGAATGGGCTCAACCAGGTCGACGAAACCTACCTGGAACTTCGAAAGACAGCCAAGGCTGCGGCGGACCTCTGGGGTTTGAACAATCTTCCCGAAGACATGAGGACCGCTTATGAAAACGGTAGAGCCGACGAATTCAGATTCGTTCACGGCGTCTACCCGCGCAAACAAGGAGAGAAGCTCTACGGCAATAAAGCGTTGCCGTGGGCCTCCTGCTACGTTCATTACGATCAGAAAAAGGTTGTCGCCGAAAGCGGCTACGAGGAGTTTCCAGATTGTGTGCCGCGGTGGACGCGATGCCACGGCGAACCCTACGGCCGCGGGCTCGGTGAAATAGCTCTTAATACTTTGATCACTCTCAATGCGGCGACGAAGGCCGATCTTGAAGCGATGACGCTGAGAATCAAGCCAGCATTGGTGCAAAGACACGAGTCCGTGATAGGCAACAGGGATTTGACTCCATGGGGGAAGACGATCGTGAGAACCGCGCCCGGCGAACCTGTAGGCAACGTGATCGCGCCCATCACCGGCCAGGTTGGCAATTATTCTTTCTCCCAGATCGACGCCGAAAAGATGCAAGCGATGATTCGCCGGATCTTTTACGCTGACATGCTTCAGCAGTTGATGGCGCTCGAAGGACAGCAGGAGATGCGGGTTTACGTCTTCCAGCAAAAGCAGAACATCGTACAGAAAATGCTTGGCCCAACTTACGGCCGGTGGGAATTCGAATTCGGCATTCCGATCATTGCTCGCAACCATAATACTTTGTACCGCGCCGGAATGTTTCCGCCCCCGCCCGATATTATTCTCCAACAGGGCGGACAGCCGAAAGTTAGGTTTGAATCTCCGCTCGCACGCGCTCAGCGCATGGAAGAGATCGACGCCATGAATCAGGCCATGCAGGACTTGATGCCGATCATTCAGATGCAACTCAATCAGTGGAAGATGACAGGAGCGCAGCCGAACCAGTGGATTCTTGACGGCTACGACTTCGACAAGTACCGCGACACGATCAATCGCAATCGCGGTGTGCCGGCGATCGCCACGCTCGGGCAGAAACAGATTGACGCTATTCGCGGCTCACGCGCCGAAGCAGCCAGACAGGCTCAGAAGACTCAAGACTTGTCCGCGTTGGCCGAGGGTGGCGGAAAAATCGCCCCTCTCGTGAAGGCAATGATGCCGCAAGGGGAAGGGCAGATGGGGGCGGTTGCCTAATGAGAAAAGCAATTTGTGACGGCTGTGGCAAAGAAAAGATTGCCCATCAAGACTTCAGGATGGACATTAAAATTGCGAATCTTTTTATTGCCGCTATTGGCGGCGAACCCGAATTTTGTTGCGAAAAATGTTTTTACACATGGGTGGCGAACCCAAAACACAACCCGATTTTGCGGGACCGAATTGCTACAGGCTCAACTGGAGACACGCAGGTCGTAGCCGTTGATATGGACGGGATGAGTATCGAAGATGAAATCCGCGAGGAAGTCAGCAAGTGGATGTACTCGGACCACTACCATTGCAAGGATTGCGGCGCTATCGTGAAGTTTCTGAAACGTCTCGATTGGGAATCCAAGACTGGGGTAACGGCGGTCGGCTCTTGTGATCGTTGCGGGCTTTTCTTGAATGAGAATGAAAAGACTCCGAGAATTAGCTGGACTAATATGGCATGACTGCCGTCCTCTCGCAGATAAAAAACTGGAAACGGAACGCGGCATGAGCGATTGCAGCATTCGACTTACAATTACTGTTTTACCCCATCCCGACGCGACCGACGATTTTCGGGAATGGTTTTTAAATAACAGAACCGAATTCAATGCCGGAATGTTAGAACGAGTATATCCGGTAGTTGAAAAGTTGACAAAGATGGAGTTGCGAAAATTGGGACTGTGCGAAGCCTTTCCGATATCAGAATATATATTCAAGAAGCTAGGGGTTTCTACGGAAGGCGTGGCCGTTCGCTTAAATACCGATGGGATAGTCCAGGTGGATATTGAAAAATGAATTCTCTTCTCTCCCAACTCAAATCTTGGCTGTTTGATACCGTATCTCGCGCGGAATACCGGGAGTTGGCGCACAGATACGAGGATCTAGCCAAAAAAATGAGAGACGCGCACGAATCTAACTTCCGATTGCAAATGCAACTGGCAGAAGTCGATAAGCTCAAAAAAATAATTCCTATTCAATTGAAGGTGTGGCGCGAAAGATGGAAGCCAACCATAGCCGAAGTAGATTGTGAAGAAGTTCTGGCTCGTAGTTTTGCAGTAGCGTTTACCACACAGTCGGGGAAAGACGTGCTCGATTATCTGATTGAAAATTACTTTAAGCCGGTGGAGTTCATTGGGATGCCGAGCCAAATTCCCCTTGCTGAGCGCAACGGTCAGATGAAACTGATGGTCGATATTCTAACTCGTGTCGATATCGGCATGCACCCAATGGCGCGCCAGGAATCACCTTCGACCGAGAAACCAATGGATGTGAGGCTATGAACTGTAAAAAGTGCGGACTCTCTATAGCGGAACGGCCATATGAGATCTTACCAACATTGCCGGACTCTCCGATGGGAGCACCGATTCACGCGAAGATAGTCTGCAAATGTGGCGAAGTACGCCAACTTCTAACCGGATTGCCGATGATCAAAATAACACACAGGACTGATAGCATTCCCGTATGCTGGGAACAATATCCACGGCAAAGTATCGACGAATCGATTCAAGAGGTGCTACGCGATGCCTGAAGAATTCAAAAACTGGAAAGAATTCCTGTTCAGTTCTGCTCTGCTCAAAGATTTGTCCATCGAGCAGATGTTGGTCATCATGCAAGATGACAAAATGCCACTTTTTGCTCACAGCGCGTTTGCCAATGATCTTCTGAG